TAGTGGAACGGGCTTTTGACAACGCCGCCTATCAGATATGTCGCGACAGTAAAATCAGTCAGATTGATGGCCGCGCCTGCCATGAACTGGATTTCATAGCGTCCCTTTGGAAACGTCGCTTCGTTCAGATAGACCGTTGCAACATTCGGTTCCAAAGTGAAGTTTATGATTTTTGTTGTGCCGACACTTCCAATGTCGAGATAGTCATTCCCTGCGCCCGACGAAAAATATCCGTTCGCGCTCCACCCATCGAATGCAGGTCCGATTGTCTGTGCCGGAACTTCCTTATAGGCCCGGATCAAGCCTCTATCCTGCCCTGGATTTGGAGGCGGTGACGGTGCCGTTTCCCACTTGAAATCAACAGCAAGATTCATCGTCGCGGCCTTGTTGCCAGCGACATGCATTTCAGGTGCATTGATCCATGCCGTATCGCCAAACTTCCTGAATCTCATGCGGATTGGCAAAAACACAACAGCGTCTGGATTCGCCGTGTCATAAAGACCTTCGCCGAGAGACAGGTGGACCGTGATTTGATCTGGACCTCCTCGCGTAAGGAGGTTGTGCCACAAAGGCAGGTCAGTCTCAGGTGCTGTTTGATCCCGAAGCGAATTGCCTGTCTTGTCGCCGGGATCCACGGCGATTGAAGACAGTTCGATATTCGGTGTCTGTGTTCGGGCCTGACGTGTGACAAGACTTAGAGGCGTGTCATCGCCCCATCCCTCACGGACTTCGTATTCAACATTATCGCTTTCATCAATCGGCGCATTGTCAATCCTGATGCCAGAAAGATCATGCGGGCCAGCAAGACAGAACACGGCTTCAACATATTCGTCTTCTCCGCTGAGCATGACCAATGGCTCACAGGCGAAAGGCGGGAAGACCTTATGGGTTCCGATCACGCGCGGTATCTGTGCCCCCTTCTGAAGGATATTGCCGTTGATCGAAGCAGAGTCTTTCCCGTCGGATGCCTGACTTGTCGAATCCGTACCTTGATTGCTGAGAGAAGGCGGCGCTGTCAAAGCGCCAATGGCAATCGTTCCTGCAAGCGCGATACCAGAGGCAAGCGTGGCCGCAGACACGCCGAGAGCGCTTGCCGCAGGTCCGATTGCGGAAAGAAAAGCCGGGTTACGTGTGATTGCCACAAGCGCGATAATGGCAATAAGACCGAATATGGAGCGCCCCTTGCCACCGCCGCCGCCAGCAAGTGGCATGTGCAATGTCACAGCGACGGGAAGATCGCTACCGCCTGATTTAGGCTTTACATAGTCCCACATATGGCGCGGGACTTCTTCGCCATTGACCATCACAACGCCATGCGTCTTGAACCGCAACGGAAGCGCAGGCATCGACGCCACAATCTCTGATATGGTAAAGCCCTCAGGCATAACGTCCCGACATACCGGGCCTGAGGAAAATGGAGGTGCCCATGCGACAGGGATTTCATGCTGAATATTCATGCCATGGCCTCATGACGCCTGAGTCCGATCACACGGCGCGATATTGTCTGATGCGATAGAGGAACAACCATGACGGAAATACCCTGCTCGACATGCATGACGCGCTCGCCATCGATCATGACCCCGACATGCACCGGCGTTTGACGCGACGTGTTTATTCCGCCGCGCATGAGCACAACATCAAACGGTTCAGGGTCTATCACGATTTTCCACGGCGATGCATCACGGTCTTTCACGATCTGGCGCGCGACCTTCATCAGCTCGCTGGCCGGAACATCGCCATAAGCAGGGAGCGAGATTGATTTTTCATTCTCGTAGATCATCTTGACCAAACCCCAACAATCGACACCGGCGCGATCTCTACCGCCATCGACAAAACGAAGCCCGCTATATTTTTCAGCCCAATGTGTCATCTGTACAGCCCCGGCAAACGGCTCTGCGTGGCGCGAATACCGGGCCACACTTCCTGAACATAGTTCCAACTCACGATTGTTGCCGAGACTTCAAATGCCGTTACCGTCACGTCTGAAAGGAACAGCCTGTCAGCGGTATAATCTGCTTCAGGCTCAGGGCTATCAATGGCGACCCTTGGGACAACTGTTTGATCGAACCATGATGCGCCCATAACGTCGATTCGGAATCGTGGCGGCGATGTAAGGCTGTCAATTGCATTACCGATCCGACGATCAACGTTTTGAATCGTAAGCGATGCCCTTGGCGGACTGTCATTATCTGTCAGAAGCTGAATATCGAACGGAAAGCCGATATAGGTATCGCCGTTTCAGACATAATCAACCGTGTCGGACACAACGCGGATAGCTTCATCAAGATCAGGGTGCGTGATCGTGATGAAGACAAGAATCGCATCGCCCGTTTCCTGATCCTCAAGCTCCTTGCGCAAGGATGCTGAAATCTGCCTCGCCATATTACGGCATCTCCAGTATGTTGATATTGATCGTCACTTCATTTGTTCCGAACTCATCAACGGTATATGGACTATCAGCAAACTTGAATGTCTTGATCACAGATGTTCTCGGGTGAGGCATCGTGAAGCTAAGCGATCCGTCCTGGATTTCGTTCTCAAAAAAATCCTCGAACATGCCGAACTCAACCGATGTAAGATGGTACGTCGCGGCCCATTTTTTAGTCTTGGCCGTGCCTCTGCGGCGCGTAATGGGCGGGCCTATCTCTGGCTGAAACAAGACGCGATTGTCTTGCGGCGCCATGCTCCATCCGCCGAATGGCGTTCGTCCGGCAAACGGCCATACCTGCCCGCTTGGGTAGCTTCCAAGTATGAGATACGGCCAAGAATATGACGCCGTGCCGACAGCCGCATTATCCTGCGCATTGTTGTTGATGTTGGTGTTGTAAGCGGGCGAGAAGTAGCAATTATAGGATGTGCTGCTCGCATTCATGATTTGGACGATGACGCGCCATCGGTCGCCAAGGTCACGGACTGATCCGCCAGTCCCCAAAAACTGCCTCCATGCACCCGTGCTGGTGTTTATCAAGACATGCGTGCCAACCACCGTTGGAAATTGCACGCCGAAATAAACTCGCCTAATGGCTGTGTTTTCGGTGTCTTTTTTCAGGTCGATCCAGAATGTTCGAAGTGCCGTATCTGCCGGTATTGTTCCTGTTTGAACAAGTTGAGACACCGCCTCCGCAGCGGCATCCGTTACGGCCCAGAAATCACCATCAGCGGCGACTGTTGCGCCACCCTGTTTTACCCATGCCGATGAGTTAAGATTGTCCGGCGATGCAAGAATGTTCGTCGCGGCAATAGTCATCGCCTCACCCCTGTTGGTTTCACGCCATAGCGCCCCGACTGCGCCTTGTCGAATCCGCCGTTGGCAAACTCTTTCTTCACCTCGGAAATCATGAACTGCACGATTTCACGGCCATTGCTGTCACGGCTTGTCTGTGTCTCGACCTTGGACGATGTGTTGTTGATGATCTGGATTGATGTTCCGCCGCCGCCACTGCCACCTCCAGCCTTGAGCGCAGGCGGCAATCGCAATTCAACCGGGACCCTTCCCCCAGACGGAAGCGGAATGACTGCCTCTTGACCATGCACGATACCACGCGGCTCGCCACGCGCACCGCCCGTATTAGGCGTGCCGGATGCAAAGCCTCCGATAAGAGAGCCTATAAGCCCGCCTCCGGTTGCGCCATTCGCACCAATGCCGATGGCTTGCATGACGCCGGAAAGCACATAGGTGCGGATGATCATGCGGCTGATGTCTTGCAACAGACCTTGGAATATATCGCTCAGGCTGCCACCGCTTAATATCGCGTCTTCAAATGCCGAACTGAGAGCCTGACCAAGATCGCGCGTGAAATTGTTCATGTCATCAGATTTTTTCTTAAGATCGTCTATGGTCTGCGTAAGCTCAATATTCCGGCGCTTGCGTTCTGCCCAGACCCGTCCCTCTTCACTGTCAAGGTCGATGTTGTTCTGGCGCGCTTCGTTCTCAATCTCAATCTCAGCCGTCACGCGCTTAACCGCCTCAGCGTTTTCATTGTACGCCGCAATGATCTTCTCAAGACCGGCGTTATCCTGAGACAGTTCGGCGGTCTTGGCCTGCAATGCAAGGTCGAACAAAGCGCCTGTCAGCTTTTCGACTTCGGCCCGCGTTTCCGCCGTTGCCGATTTTGAAAGCGATCCGAGAGCGCTATCAATGGCCCCCTGGCGTGCGTTCCCGAAGTTTTTGATCTGCTCAACAAGATCGGCAA